ATACCAAGTCAGTAAAGTTTGGATCACTAGTATAGCTGTGAACAAAATAGGCAGGGTCTACATACTTAGTTACAATTCCGTAGTTGGGATCGTTTTCCCTTTTAACTACTGCCATACCTAAGCTTACTAAATCCTCAACATTTCTTCTGTAGATACGCTCATCAAAATCATTCCAAGACAAGGTCAGGTTTATGCCTATTTGAGAAGCAATCTCTGCGGCAGTCTTAATATTTGATTCAAGATATATCTCCACTTCTTCTGGAGTTTCTGGTAAAGAAGAAGGGTCAACTTGAACTTTTAAACCGGAAGCTTTTGCTTCTTCTATAATCTCTCTATTCTCTACCCTTATTTTAACTTTGTTTTTCTCTATATCTTTCTCGCTCCTAGAAAGAGGGTCTATTGCCTCTACGTTAGGATACATTTTTGAAGAAAGTATTTTGTTAACAACAATCTTAACGAACTTAGGAACAATTGGTACTGGAGTCCAGTCCAAGGACAGCATAGAGCCGTCTCCATTATTCGGGTCTAAAGATGAAAGAATCTGTTTGTAGATTGCAGTATCTTGAGTACCGTTTGCGTAATCTCTTGAAACTTCAAATTCCCTAAAGCGTTTCGCATATAGAGAGCCTCCAATTTCCACACCTCCCCACTGGGAGTAAACCGCTTTAGCGTACTGTAATCCGTATTGCTTTGTAAGCTTTTTGGATTGTTCTGCTAGTGGGTCTGGAAAGATAGACTCATAATTTGATGATTTTCCAGTATTGTCCATTTAATAAGTGCTTTGTGTACAAAGATACAGATAAGAATTAACGATTGATCGGGCGTACTTTCCTAAAGAACACCTTGCTTTCAAAGCTGCTTTTAGTTTTTGGTTTTGTTGTTTTTTGAGAAGCTAATAAAGCTAAACCACTAGAAATAGACAGGTCAAATTTTGTTCTATCATCTATTTTAAAGTTAATCCAATCTTCTAGCGTTCTATTAAAGTACATCCTGCCATAAGACCCTGTTTCGTGATGAATACCAACGTTATCGTGAATATAAGCTTCAATTGCCTGAGCGTGAGCCTGTATTACATCCTGTGAATTAGAAGGGATTCCTTTTGTTTTTGTTTTTATGTGTGGTGAGGCTGCTGTTAAGTGAGCTGGTCTATCCATTAGGTAGCCATCATATCCTCTTGTCTCAAAATATCTAGCGATTCCATATTTATTATTCTCTATAAGTATTGGATACCCATAAAACTTTGCGGCCATCAATATATCCTCGTAAAAGATTTTAGCTAAAGGAGGTCTGCTTGCATATTCTGCAACAAACATATTTGAAGGATGCTCCATTGAAAACTTATTGTATATATGACACGCTCCTTTTGATGACCTATAGTCTACTGTTGTGTCAATATCGTATGAATCAACACCACCACATCCCATAACAGGATTAGGGGGAACCATCTTATTGTTTTCTATCTTTTTAAGATTACGTAATTCAGAAGGGGGCAACCAACTTATTCTCCATCTTCCGTTATCGTCTGGCTTGAAAAGAACAGTAGTGTCTTGCTTACCACCGGCCCAAACAAAATTACCTTTAACTATAGGGTTAGGGAATATGTCATCGTTATGCTGGGTCTGTTCGTATATTTTCTGAATGTTAAACAGGCTGCTTTTAGTAGAGTCCCTAAACGCTTCGTCCTCATTAAATGGAAACTGTCTAATTATTTCGTTTAACTCATAACTGTTGTGTTGCTGTCCCTTTCTCTCGTTCTTTAAAAAAGTCTTAGCCCCTATGTCAGTTGGTGTTCCGTCTTCTGTTATTGTTGTAGTTTCAGGATCGTTAATTATTGGGTTCCCGTAAATATTAAAAAAACCTTCTAAAGCCTCGTAGGCTGGTACGAATATTGCATAAAGACCGCTTTTTGTTCTACCGTTTTCATTCCTATCGGTAGGATTGGAGTCGTAATATAAATCTCTGTATTCTCTACCCCCTTTATCTAGTGGATTTACTGTTGAACCGACGAGGGACTTACCTATAACTCTTCGACCAACAAGAAGACAAGTTCTGTGTATTCGCCAAACCTCTCTTATGTCTATACCTTTTTCAAACTTTCCAGCCTCATCCAAGAACAGCAAGTGAGTTTTAGATCCATCGTATGCATTGCTTACTGTATTCTTCCAATTGATAATTGTATCTAAGGCTTCACCTTTTTGTACATTCTTATTCTTCTTTGTTATTCTTTTTGATGGCTCTCGAAACGCTAACTCTTGCCTTGGGTTTGTAGTACCATCTAGTATAGGCTGAAAGAAGAAAGGATAAGATTTAAATATAGATACAACCTTACTAGAGAAAACAGCTGATTGTGCATCAGTACCTGTCTTACTCATTATACCTAACAGTTTTTGCTTTACCTGAGTTGCCTCGTTGACCATTATACTAGAACTCATATTCGTATATCCAGATCTTCTGCACTTGGTATATATCTGACCCATACATCTAGGGTCTGCTTCGCAGGCTGAGAAATGAATAAATAACCTTCTCTGAAATTCTAAGTATGTAGGATAACCTATATCAATTTTACTCCATTGTAAAAACATATAGTGATGGCCAGTAATGTATGTTGCAACACCGTTATTATAAAACCACACACCTTCTCTTCTTCTTCTAAACTCTTGTTCTATATATGTGGCATACTTTTGTTGAAACTCTTTAGGGGCTGAATACCAATCGTCCATAGAGGTTATTGGATTTAACTCTTTAGGCATATCGTACCTTCTCCAATACTGATCTTTTTTAGGGAACTCGTTAAACAGTATGTCCTTTTTCTTTGGGGCTTTGGGTATTTGTATGTTTAAACAAGCAATTTCCTCTATATCTCCCTCTGTATCATTAGGACATATATTAATAATAGAATTCTCTTTAATTATTTTAAGACCTGCCATTATTTTCTAACAAACTTTTCGGCAAATCCTCCTCTATAGTCAATCTCTTTTGAGATTTCACCATTCTCACCCAGTGAGGAAACTAATTCCTCTAGTTTTTGACGCTCAATTATTAACTCCTTGCAAGCTAACGCAGTATCCTTTATCGCTTGAAGCTCTGCTTTACGTGCAGACCCCGTAAGTTCTTGATCCACAGGTCTTTGTATTTCAGAAGTCATATTTTTAATTGCTGACTCCATTGCAAGGATCAAACTAATCGCTGCTTTTTCTGTAGTATACTTTACTTTTCTACTATTGTTAGGTTTTGTGTTAGTACTCTCCATAGTTTTTTATCATCAATTTGCATTTCATAGTCGGAGTTTTTTGTAAACCAAACAATATCTCCAATTTTTAAGCCTAATTCTTTAATCTTTTCACTTGCGTACATAATCTTCCCTTTAAAATTAACTACCTCTTCAAAAGAAACAATTTCAAGGAATTCACTTTTTAGTTTAGGCTCTGGTTCAATAGGGTCTAAGAATACCCAGTCATTTAAAGCTATTATTTCATTGGTGTCTTTCTTCTTAACAACATATGATTGTGTCAGATGCCCACCTTCCGGGTTAAAGTTAACCTGATATAGCTTGTTTTTCTCATCAACTATCTGAGGGGTGATAACAACGTGGTGATGGAAATACAATGTGTCCCCAACGCTTACTGGTGTTTTGTATTTTTCTGGAACGCCAACAACTTCGCCCTCCATAACTCGATGCTCAAACTCATTGAACTTAGTCTCGATGTATATTTCTACGTCTCCAATCTTTTTTGTTTCTTTTACGGTCTCTGGAACGTGAACGATAAAATTAAATAATGGTCTCATCAGAAGTTGCAGTCAAATTCAAGTAATACAGGTGCATTCTCTATAGCCTTCCATAGAGCTAAGTCTCCGTTATTGTCTTTAATATAAATGACGTAACGTCTTTCTTTATATCTATCCAAATGTTTTCTGTCAAGCAAGATAGCATTTACCTCTCCCGCCCCAGCTTTCTGGCCTACATAATAAGCCATAGCCTTAAGTGGGTCATTGCCCACAATAATCTTACGAATAATTTCCATTTCAATTTAATTTTACGCATCGCCTCCTTTTTGGTTTAGCCAGTAATCTATATTCCCAAAGTCAGGAGCTTCATCCTTAGAATACGAACTTACCACGTGAGACATCAATGACGCTAATTCACTTTCATTGTCGACAAAGATACTAGAAATAGCATTGACCTTATAGCGTAAGACAGAAATATCATCTTCTATTAGCCCAACACACATTAAAGCCATAAAATCATCCTTAACACCATAATGATCTGCTAGATCCTCTATGTCTTCAAACTTTTCTCTAACTTTTATAAAAAATTCAAGCTTGTCTTCTTCCTCTTTATTCATTTGCTGTTATCAACTTAA